CACAACAGGCATACCAGCAGGCGGTGTAAACCCTAATGTTTCTGCTGGGATTACAGCAGGAGGCGATGGTTACACCGGCACAAGCGTAGGCTCCACTTACGAGCCAGAGGCGGGAGCTTACAGTCAATATGCAACGACTGAAGGCGCTGCCGAAATGGGCGCAACTCCTTATTACGATACAGGCTTTAATATGTCAGACGGCATGGCTGACCAAATGGGCTTTATACCGGGCGGCAGTGTGCAAGATCAGATAGATTATGCGGATAATTACCAAGGCAGAGGCGGTACGCGCCCAGCGGCTCCAGCAGCAGCCCCACAGGTTGCGGCAACAACACCCCCTCCGGTTGCTGTAGCACCTCCACCAGCAATTCAAGGCGGTGCGTCGCCAAAGCAGCCGACTATATTTAATCCAGCCGCATTTCGACCAGAAAATATGAGATTCATGCGATGACCAGCGAAGTACCAAAGAATGTAGCGAACCCTTCGCTGTACAAAAAAGCTAAATCGAAAGCCAAGGCCAAGTTTGACGTTTATCCGAGCGCATACGCTAACGGCTGGATGGTTCAGGAGTACAAGCGTATGGGCGGGAAATACAAGGGCGCTACTGGCGGCGAAGTGACGCTTGACCCAAAGAAAAGCGATCTCGACAACGATGGCAAGCTGAGCCGATATGAGCGTAAGCGCGGCACCGCAATTGCTAAAAGCATGGCTAAAAAAATGAACATGGGCGGAACAGTTATGGTGCAGGGCCGAGGCTGTGGCGCTATCATGCCTAGCAAGCAAAAAAAAACTAGAGTGCCTCGTGGCTAAGCCAAAGAAGGGACTCAAGCAGTGGTTTGGCAAAGGGCCAAAGGGAAACTGGGTTGATATCTCAGCTCCAAAGGAAGGCGGCGGCTTTGAGAAGTGCGGACGTGGCAGCGCAAAGGATTCCAAGCGCGGTTACCCTAAGTGCGTACCAGCATCAACCGCAAGCGGTATGTCAAAAAAAGAAATCGCATCGGCGGTTAGCCGTAAGCGATCCAAGAAGCAGGGCGTAGGCGGCAAGCCGACTAACGTCAAAACATTTGCCAGAGATGGAGGCGAAATCGTGAGAATGAAGAGCAAGATGGGTACGAAGGGTGGCGCAATGGGCGGCAAGAAGAAGATGATGATGCCCGGCGGTATGAAGAATGGCGGTACAGCCAAGAAAGGCGGCAAGGTTGCACCCAAAGGCATGGCTAAAGGTGGGAAGATTGCCCCCAAAGGCGCAGCGAAGGGCGGCATGAGAAAGCCTTCAAACAAAAAGAGTGGTTTATTTGGTCGTAGATAGTGTCTTACTTGCAGAGCAATATCCCACACTTCAAAGCGTGGGTTAGGCGGGAGTACACAGCAAATCACGAGAAATATCATGGCGAGTTTCTACACGCTATGGTTATTGCTGTAACTACGATGCCGACAAGGTGCCTGAGCTTTCAGGTTATTTTTACTGGGGCAGAAACCTATGACACTGATGAGCTTAACGTGCATGGTGGAGCGATGTGGGCAAGAATGCCGATCACTGCTCTCGTGGGCGACACCCCATTTGAAGAATGGCCTGAGCCGATGCCAGTCTGGGCTGCACAGCCTTGGGATTGCTCTTCTCTTAACCATGCTGTTTATGTGCTGGATCGCTGCACCCCTTGCCCGTGGATGGCAAAAATTGACGGAGAGTTTTATCCTGCTCGATATCTCTTTACCGTCGATTATGCGGAAAACGAGATAGCTGACGATCCCGCTCAACACAAGCAAAGCCATGTGATGGAGCTTCTGGACGCAGGGCCGTGGACTGGCAACATCATCGCCTTACCTAACAATCGTGTGCGAGTCACTCACCCCGCATGGTTTGAGACAGGCGAAGGCGCTCCAGACTTTAAACCCAGTCAGCATATCCACTACTCGAAAAGTGATTTAGACTACACGCTGGACGTGAATCAGGTATTCGACAACCTCTACGCAGGCGGCAAAGATGGCGACAAGCGGAAGTAAAGATTTTGAGTTAGATGTAGCTGACTACGTCGAAGAAGCTTTTGAGCGTTGCGGCTTGGAACTTCGCACGGGCTATGACCTGAAGACAGCCAACCGCTCACTGAATCTTATGCTTGCAGAGTGGGCAAACCGTGGTTTGAACCAGTGGACTGTGAACCAAAAGGTTCTTGCAATGGTCAAAGACACGACCTCGTACACGATAGACGCAACTAATCCCACAGCAACCATTGACGTTCTCGACGTGTTTATCAGAGAAACTATTGGCGGTGTGAGCACTGACGTGCCGTTAAACCGCATGTCTCGCAGCGAGTACGCAAATCTGTCTACAAAAGCCACCACTGGCAAGCCCAACCAATACTTTGTAGACAAGCAGATTAGCCCTACCGTGACGGTTTGGCCTGCCCCAGATCAAAGCTCTAAGTACAGCCTTTACCTCAACGTGCTAAGTCGCATGGATGACGCCGACGCTGGAGCAAACACCATGCAGATACCATTTCGGTTTTACCCGTGTTTGGCTGCTGGGCTTGCGTACTATTTGGCTTTAAAAAGAGCGCCTGAAAAGGTTGCCATGCTCAAGGGCTTGTACGAAGAAGAGTTTCAACGCGCACTCAGTCAAGATGAAGACAGAGCGTCTTTCCGCATAGCCCCAGACCTTAGAAATTACAACTCAGCGTAATGGCTTTCGCATCCAACCATCGAGCCTACGGGATTTGTGATATCACGGGATTCAGATATCGCTTGAAAGATATGCGTATGACGTGGGACGGCTTTTTGGTTGGCCCAGATCAATGGTCGCCCAAGCACCCTCAGCTCATGCCCAAGCCTGTACCCGCAGATCCACAGGCTTTGCAGGTGTCTAGGCCAGATCAAGCTGCGGATGGCAACGACAACAATTTTTTTACCGTTTACACCAATGTTGGCAATGGTATTTTAGGCACAACTTTGCAAACTTTTGGACTAACGTGTAGTGTTGGCACTGTGGAGGTAACCACGTCATGAGTTTTACATTGGCAACGCTGAAAACAGCGGTTCAAGATTATTTGCAGGTTTCAGAAACCACGTTTACGAGCCAGCTCAACACGTTCATTCAAGAGTCGGAAAGCCGTATCTTCAAGATGGTGCAGCTTCCTGAGCAACGCAAGAACGTGCAAGGCACGGCTTCATCAGGCAATCGGTTTCTGGCAACGCCAAGTGATTTTTTTGCACCGTTTTCGCTTGCTATAATTGATGGTAACAACAAGTACATTTATCTTGATTTCAAGCACCCGTCTTTTTTGAAAGAGTACAGCCCTACATCTACGGTCACTGGTCAGCCAAAGTATTACTCTTTGTTTGATGAGTCGGCCTTTGAGATGTCGCCTGTACCCAACTCAAACTACACGGTTGAGCTTCACTATCTGCACAAGCCTGCGTCCCTGACGATAGGCGCAGACAGTGGAACCACTGTGCTTTCAACTGATCACCCTGACGCGCTGCTGTACGGCACGTTGATCGAGGGTGCGATTTTCCTTAAAGAAACCCCTGACGTAATTGCCAATTTTGAAGCGCGGTTCAAGGAAGCTGTCTCTCGGATGAAGAATCTGAGTGAAGGCCGAAACACCCGCGATGAATTCAGATATGACTTATTGCGTACAGGGGTGACCTAATTGGAACCAATCAAAGAGCTTGAAGGCAAAAGAATAGCAATCATCGGTCTGGGAGCCTCTCAGATCGACTATGTAATCGGCAAAGAAAACAGCGAAGAGTGGGATGAGGTCTGGGTTATCAACTCGGCCTTGTCGGTTTTTGAGTGTGACCGAGTGTTTATGCTCGACCCAGCTAGTAGGTTTTTGGATACAGATGATGCGGGTAACCAGACCGGCGTTATGCGTAAGCTTCTGCCTACATTTGACAAGCCGATCTATACTTGCGAGCTAGACGAGCGCGTACCTGCGCTGACTGTGTTTCCTATAGAAGAGGTCATCAAAGACCAACGCTGCGCCTACTTAAATACTACTGTTGCTTACTCACTGGCTTTTGCAGCCTACAACAAGGTCGGTCAGGTAGACCTGTTTGGCATGGACTTCAGCTACAAAAACAATCTGCACTTTGCGGAAGCTGGCAGAGCGTGTCTTGAGTTTTGGATATGCAAGCTTATTTCTATAGGCGTCAAGGTTGGCGTTAGCCCAAGGTCTTCATTGCTGGATCAGAACGTCGATCTTGAAGAGAGGCTGTATGGTTTCCACAGACTGGCTAACCCAAAGATTGCGATGCCAGATCCGCAGGGTGAGTGGGTTGTGTGCAATCGATCCGAGCTTGCCAGCATGGTTAAAAAACACAACCTAGAAACCATTGAGCTGCCACGCTCACCAGAGCCGTATAAGGGATAGTCATGGGTGAACAAGGAAATATTGAGCTTGGCAACGTCATGGTTTTTACCACCGATAATGAAGGCCACCCTCCTGAGTTTTGGGCGGAGCAGATCACAAACAAGATTGTATCTGTGTCAGAAAACGCGGAGCCGCACGTCAGGCAGCAAGCGTTGGCTTTCAGAAAGTATATTTATGACGTAATATTGAGCGGAATTCGTAATGCAATTACCTCGGATCGTGTCACAATTAGGGGTAAGCTTAGTGCTCAGGGCCATGAAGACATGGCTAACATCATAAAGGAGCTTTGACATGGCTATCACATCTGCAATTTGTTCGTCATTCAAGCAGGAAGTGCTTGTTGGCACTCACAACTTTACAGCGACAAGCGGCAACAGCTTTAAGCTTGCGCTTTACACGTCTAGCGCAACATTGGGCGCGGCTACTACGGCCTTCACTACAACAGGTCAAGCCAGCGGCACAAACTACACCAGTGGTGGCAGCGCACTAACCAACGTGACGCCTGTGCTTAGCGGCACGACTGCTGTATGCGATTTTGCAGATTTGACTTTCGGCACGGCTACTGTGACCGCTCGTGGATGCATGATCTATAACGACACAAACAGCGACAAGGCGGTTGCTATCATCGACTTTGGCGGTGATAAGACATCTACCGCTGGCAACTTCACTGTTGTCTTTCCAAGCCCAACAGCGACTGGCGCAATCATTCGGTTGGCCTAATGCCAAATGCCATTATCAAGGATAGATTTTCAGCCGGGAATCAATAAAGAAGAAACCGACTTAGCCGCTAAGGGCGGATGGGTAGACGGAAACCTTATTCGATTCCGAAAGGGTCGCCCAGAGAAAGTGGGCGGATGGTACAAGCGTGGAACTCAATCATTTCTTGGGTCGTGCCGCGCACTGCATAGCTGGATATCTTTAGCGGGTACTCGCTATCTTGGCTTAGGCACCACGGTTAAATACTACATCGAGGAAGGCAACAACTATTACGACGTAACGCCGATACGGAAGACCTCTACCAACAGCATCACCTTTGCGGCTACTGACGGTTCATCGACCATCACTGTTACGGACTCAAGCAATGGGTCTGTAACCAACGACTTTGTTACTTTTTCAGGCGCGGTTAGCCTTGGTGGGTTGATCACGGCTGATGTTTTAAATCAAGAATATCAAATACTGTTGGTGACTGGCACAAACACCTACACCATCACCGCAAAAGACACAGACGGCGCAACTGTTACAGCCAACTCGTCTGACACAGGCAATGGCGGCTCAGGCGTTGACGGCTCGTATCAGATAAATGTTGGGTTAGACACCTACGTTCAAGGATCTGGCTGGGGTCTTGGCACATG